TGTTATAAGTTATGATGATATTTAAAAACATAATTTTATTTTTAATGTTAATAACTATAACAGTAATATTATTAACTGGATGTGCAAAGAAATCACAACCAATAAAAGAACATAGATTAATAGTTAATTTAGTTAAACAAGTTGTAACAAAAGGATTAGACTTTTAATGTTTAGTATATATGAAAAGATAATTGGTTATTGTTTATTATTTTATATGGGTTATATATTATTTCATATGATAGTAGGTACTTTTAAATAGTTATGAATAAAAGAGAAGACTTAGAAGAAGCTATAAGATTATATAAAGACCAATACATATGGAAACATATGACAACAAAAGAGTTAGGTGATTATATAATACCAAGTATAGCATTAGACCAGTATCATTTATTTAAATATGATACTACTGGTGTTGCATATGCATTTACTAACTGGGCTTTTCTTAGTAAAGAAGCTGAAGAAAGATTTAAAAAAACAGGTATAGTAGAAAGATTTGATTGGGATAGTGGTAATAATGTTTGGCATATTGATACAATCAATACACACAAAGGTAAAATAAATGATATATATAAATGGACAGCATATAATTTTTTAAAAATTTTACCAGAAGATACTGAAGTTAATTGGATAAGACTAACTAAATCAGGTGATGCAATAAAAAGAATAAATAAAATGAGAATAAAAGATGGGGTGCGAAAATTTAAATGAGTGAAAAAGATTTAATCAGAGAGTTTAAAAATACTATAGCAGATTTAACTAATGAAAAAAAAGAACTAACTGATACAATAGAAGAAAAAGATTCTAGAATTAGAAAAATTTTGATTCAGCTAGAACAAGCTAATCAAGATGTGCAATCTGCAGGTAAAAAGATTGCAGAACTTGAGAAGAAACTCAATAAAAAACAAACTATCAAAAGAGTAATAGACGAAAAGATAACAGAAATACTTGAGAATACTGATGAAAAAAAAGACTCTGAAAGTGTTGACAAGGATGAGTAATTTATGTTATACAATGTTTATGAAAAATGATAAATTTAAATTTAACAAAAGGAAAAACATATGGCGATAATTGAAGGCACAGCATACTGGGCTTCTCTGACACGACCAAACGAAAAGTTTGAACCTATGTGGAGAATTGATTTAGCAGTTGATTCAAAATCTGCAGAGGACTTTAAAGGTCAAGGGATTTCAGTAGCAGAAACAACTGTTGATGAAAAGACAGTACCTAATATAATTAGGTTTAAAAGAAAAGTTACCAAAGCAAATGGTGACAAAAATCAACAACCACAATTAGTGGATGCTGATAAGAAACCTCTCGATAAAATAGTCGGTAATGGTAGTAGAGTTAAAGTAATGTATAAACCTTACGAATGGAACTTCAAAGGTAAGAAGGGTGTAGGGTTAGACTTACAAGCTGTCCAAGTACTAGACTTAATTGAGTATGTACCAAAGGAAGACTTTAGTGTTGAAGCAGGAAATACTTCTAATGGAAGTGTTGACAACATTAAAGAATTTTAGTATAGTCAGTCGGTCATAAAATAATTTATGGCTGTCATTTTTCTACTCCTAGGACTGTCGGCTTGTAGTTGGTCGGCAGTCCTTTTTTATGTGAAAGGATTTAAATTTTATGAGGGTGCAAATGAATGAACAAAATAAAAATGGATTTGTAAAGTATCACTTACCATGTCCATTATGCAGCAGTAGTGATGCAGTCTCTGTTAATGCTGATAACTCAGCTTATTGTTTCTCATGTAAAGAATATATTAGAGATTACAATATGGAACAAGAACCTACAATAGTTAATAGAGAATATGAGAAAAAAGATTTTGTAGGACAATCAGACTTTGCAGAAATAGTAGATAGAAATATCAAATCAGATACTTGTAGAAAGTATGGGGTGACTGTTAAGATTGATAGCATGGGTAATATAACTAATCATTATTATCCTTATCATGATAAACAGGGAGCAAAGATAGGAACTAAAACTAGGTTTACTAAACTAAAAGAATTTAGTATACAAGGTAATACAAAATATTCTGGATTGTTTGGTGAACATTTATTTAGTAAAAATAAATATTGTATAATAACTGAAGGAGAACTGGATGCTTTATCAGCTTATCAAATGTTTAAGACAGATAAGTATGAGACACCAGTTGTTAGTATTAAGAATGGAATTACTTCAGCAGTTAAAGATGTTAAGAATAGTTTAGATTGGTTAGAACAATTTGACAATGTTATTGTAAACTTTGACAATGATGAACAAGGAAAAGAAGGAGCATTAAAAGTAGCTGAATTATTTAGCCCAGGTAAATGTAAGATAATGCATTTACCAAAAGAATATAAAGATGCTTCAGATTGTTTAAGTAAAAATAAAATACAAGCTTATGTAAAATCTTTTTGGGAAGCAAAAGTATTTGCTCCAGATGGAATTATAAATGCTAATAGTTTATTTGATGAGATAACAAAACCAACTATTAAATCATTTGTACAATATCCATTTGAAGAATTAAATAAAATAACTTATGGTATCAGACCATCTGAATTAGTTACATTTACTGCAGGTAGTGGCTTAGGTAAAACTCAAGTCATGAGAGAGATAGTACATCATATAATTAAATCAACACAAGATAATATTGGATTGTTAATGTTAGAAGAAACACCAGTAATAACTTCAAAAGGTTTAATGAGTATAGAAGCAAATCAAAGATTACATTTACCTGATGTACATTTAAGTAAAGAAGAAATGAAAACTTATTTTGATAAGACAGTAGGTACTGGTAGAGTATTTATGTTTGACCATTTTGGTTCTAACTCAATTGATAATATAGTATCAAGAGTTAGGTTCTTAGCAAAAGGTTTAGATTGTAAATATATTGTTATAGACCATGTTAGTATTATTGTATCAGACCAAAGTCATGGTGATGAAAGAAGAGCATTAGATGAAATCATGACTAGACTTAGAACTCTTGTTCAAGAGACTGGTGTTGCTATGATGGTTGTGTCTCATTTGAGAAGACCAGATGGCAAAGGACATGAAGAGGGAGCAGCAACATCACTATCACAACTAAGAGGTTCAGCAAGTATAGGACAACTAAGTGATATTGTAATAGGTCTTGAAAGAGATGCACAGAATGATGACCCAGAGATTAGAAGCACTACTAGAGTTAGAGTATTAAAAAATAGATTCTCTGGATTAACTGGTCCATGTAGTAACTTAAAATATAATAATGATACTGGAAGATTGATAGAGGTACAAGCTAGTGACTTTTAATAAAGTCGTATTTGATATTGAAACAACACTAACTGCAGATAAAATTTGGTGTATTGTTTGTAAACATGATAATACATTTTATCAATTCAAAGAAGATAACTTACATAGGTTTGAAGAGTTTATAAAACAAACTGAAGAAGTTATTGGACATAATATAATTGGCTTTGATATACCAGTATTAAATAAATTTTTTGGTTATGATTTATTTAAAGATTGTAAAGTGACTGATACACTTATACTTTCAAGATTATTAAATCCAATGATAGATGGTGGTCATTCATTAAAAAACTGGGGAACTAAGTTAGGACATAACAAGATAGAGTTTGAACAGTTTGATTTCTTTAGTGAAGATATGTTAAAGTATTGTAGGAATGATGTTGATTTAACACAAAGGTTATATAAATTTTTAATTACAAGAATAAAAGATTTTGGTTATTCAATTGAACTTGAACATGAAGTTGCAAAGATAATACAAAGACAACATGAAAGAGGATTTAAGATTGATATAGTAAATGCTTATGCACTTCAAGCTAAGTTTCAAGAAGACATGAATGAATTACAAAATAAAGTTAGGGCTACATTTCCTCCATTAAAGATAGAGGAAACATTTATTCCTAAATCAAATAATAAAGCTAGAGGTTATGTAAAAGGAGTACCCTTTACTAAAGTTAAATATAAAGAATTTAATTTAGGTTCAAGACAACAGATAGGTGAAAGACTAATGAAGCTTGGTTGGAAACCTAAAAAGAAAACAGACAAAGGTCATGTTATAGTAGATGAAAAAGTTTTATCTGAAATAACTAATATACCTGAAGCTAAATTAATTAACGAATACTTAATGCTTCAAAAAAGGATTGCCCAAGTTTCCTCCTGGGTAGAAGCAATTAAGGAAGATGGGAGAGTACATGGTAAAGTAATTACCAATGGTACTATTACTGGAAGGATGTCACATCAAGCACCCAATATGGCACAAATTCCTGCTGTGTACTCACCTTATGGAAAAGAATGTAGACAATTATGGATAGTAGATAAAGGATATAAATTAGTAGGAGTTGATGCATCTGGTTTAGAAATTAGAATGTTAGCACACTACATGAACGATAAGGAATATACAAATGAAGTTATTAATGGAGATATACACACAGCAAATCAAATTGCTGCTGGTTTGGAAACAAGAGATGCAGCGAAGACTTTTATCTATGCTTTCATCTATGGAGCAGGGTCAAAAAAAATCGGAAGCATCATTGGAGGTTCGGAAAGAGATGGCGAAAGAGTTAAAGAAAAGTTTCTTAGAGCAACACCAAGTCTTAGAAACTTACGAGAAAAAGTGGATGGAGTATCTAAGTCTAACAGAAGATGGCTCAAAGGACTTGATGGAAGAAAAATCATCATCAGACACCCCCACGCAGCTTTAAATAGTTTGTTACAAGGAGCAGGTAGTTGTGTTATGAAGGTTGCGTTGACACTACTAGACAAATATGTTATAAATAAACGAATCAAAGCTTATCCTGTAGTAAATGTACATGATGAGTTTCAATATGAAGTTGAGGAAGGAAGAGCAGAAGAGTTTGGTAAATTAGCAGTACAATCAATTATAGATGCTGGTAAGAAATTAAAACTTAGATGTGAATTAAATGGAGAATATAGAATTGGAAACAACTGGGCAGAAACGCATTGATACAGTAGCAACTGATATTAAAAAATTAATTGCTGATATATCTAATGGTAAACCTGCACCTATAACAGAAGAGAATATAAATAACTTTCTTAACAATGTTAAGGAAGCTATGATTGCATGGAACACACCACCAGTAAAAGAAAAATATAATGGTGTATTAAGAATGAGTATCTTAGGTAAACCTGCAAGACAATTATGGTACGATAAATATTCTCCTAAAGAAACAAAAGAATATGATGCTAGTAATAATTTAAAATTTTTATATGGTCATATCATTGAACATTTACTTTTATATTTAACAGAATTATCTGGACACAAAGTAGAAGATAGACAAAAAAAAGTTAAAGTAGATGATGTCAAAGGACACATGGATGCAAAAGTAGATGGTGAAATATGTGATGTTAAATCTGCTTCACCTTATAGTTTTAAAAAATTTAAAAATGGTGAGATAGTTAATGATGACCCATTTGGTTATCATGCCCAGTTATCAGGATATGAAGAAGCTGAAGGAACTAAAGGTGGAGGTTTTCTTGTTGCTGATAAATCAAGTGGTGATATATGTTTTTACAAACCAGAAGAACTAGCTAAACCTGATACAAAAAGTTTAATAAAAGATTTAAATACTAAACTTGCTAGTGATACACCACCTGAAAGATGTTACCCATTAAAGACAGAAAAGAATGGAAACAAAGCTATACCAGTTGGTTGTCAATTTTGTATACATAAGTTTGAATGTTATGCAGATGCAAATAAAGGTAAAGGTTTAAGAGTATTTAAATATGCAAACAAGAATGTATTCTTAGCTGATGTAGTTAAAGAACCTAATGTAGAAGATATAACAAAAGAATTTACAGATGGAATTAAAACACAAACACTTGTTAGTTAGAGCAGAAGTATTAGACCCTCCAAAAGATTTAAAGATGATGAGGAAGTGGACTAAAAATTTAATAAAAGATATTGATATGAAAATACTTGCTGGTCCATATGCAAAGTATTGTGATGTAAAAGGTAATAGAGGTTTAACTTGTGTAACTATAATAGAAACATCCCATATTACTTTGCACTCATGGGATGAAATGAATCCTGCATTAGTACAGCTTGATGTTTATAGTTGTAAAGAATTAGATGAGACAGTTGTATTTGATTATGTTTATAAATTTATGCCAGTCAGAATGTCATACAGATATTTTGATAGAGAAAATAATTTTAAATTAATAAAGTTAAAAAAATGAATACAAAAAAAATGAATAAGATAAGAAACAAAGCTAAAGCTATTTTAGTTGAATGGTTAAAAAATTTGTTAAATAAACAAGAACAAGAAAAAGTAAACATTAAAAATATATTAACTTTATTACCTAATCAAACTCACTATTTTAGTGGTGATACATTAAAACTACAACCATGGTCTTACAAATGGGTAGTAAAAAAATTAAAACGCAACCCAGAGTTGACAATAGATGATTTAAATGCTATGTTGCAACCAAGTGAAAAAGATTTAAGAAGAAAAGAAATGATAGAGAAAGGACCACTATAATGACACATAAAGAAATGTTTAAGTCTAGCACTTATGATTCATTAGAAAAACAAGTAGGTGGTAATCATTATGCTAAAATGAAAATACAACCTGCAGAATTTATAAATGAAAATAAACTTTTATTTGCAGAAGGTAATGCTATAAAATATATTTGTAGACATCAATCAAAAGGAAAAGAAAAAGACATTCAAAAAGCTATTCACTATTTAGAAATGATATTAGAGAGGGATTATTCATGAATAAAGAATCACAAATAACACAATTAGAAAAAAGAGCAAGAGGTTTTCGCAGAATTATTTCTGCATTAAATGACTTACCTATGTATGGTATTAATAGACATTTAGATAAAATACTTCATGTTAGAATTGATGCATTGAAAGACCATCTTAAATTAAAGATAACTAGAAATAATGAAAAGTTAAATGAAATGTATACTGAAAGTATAGATAGTTTAGCTGATGATGATGGACAACATGGTGATGTTGGTTATAAACCTGAACCAGTAAGAAAGAGTGAACCTATTGGAGAATCATTTACAAGTAAGTCTTATGATAAAAGAACTTATAAAAATTTAAAAGAACATGGAACAGATATGAGTTACGAAAATGAGTAATGTATTAGGATTGGATGGTAAACTC